ATATGGATAGATAGTTTAGAGAGAGATAAAAAGTATTATACAAAGCTATTACATAGTGGATGCCCTAAGGACATAAGCGGTATAAATTACGATGGTATGCCAAAGGGGAGCCGGAACGATATGACGATTGACAGGATATTGGCATCATTGCAAAAGGTTGAATCACACTTATATCTAGCACATGAGGAAAAGTCTTGTAAAGAGCAATCAAAGAAGCAGATAGAGGGAGTAATGAGCAACATGGAAAGCATAGAATGCAAGGTTTATTATCTAAGAATAGTAAAAGGCATGACACAATTACAAGTCGCGGAGGAATTGGACAAAAGTGACAGACAAATAAGAAGGGTAGAAAAGAAGCTGAAAAGTGTCCGCTTGTGTCCTTCCTCTATTGCGCCGGAGGGTTTATACTAATAGTATGGAGTTATACGAAGTAACTCAAAGCCCTTGCTATGTCTGTGTGCAAACTAAATAGTAGAGGGTGATAATCGGATAGTAGTAATAGGATTTACGCAAAAGCAGCCGCTGAAATGATAGGTAGGCTGCTTTGATATTTACAGCCATAGGCTTTTCACATATACCCTCCACGGTTTAATTGTTAAGCCGGGGAACCCCTCCCTTTAAAATATTTTAAATTACCTCTTGACATACGGCAATATGCACGGTACAATGTATGTAAGATAACAAATTGAAAGGGGTAATAAAAATGTTAGAAATAAATTTAACCGAAAGAGAACTGGAACTTATAAGGTCGGCACTTTGTGCCAAGTCAATAAAAACTCTGTGCCACGCACAAGGAATTGAACGGGAATGTAAAGAGAATGGTCTAGTAGACGGAATAAGTCACCTGTGGTATGAAGAAAGAGACGAAATAAAATCAATAATAGCTAGAATAGACGAGTTGAAGGGGGCAAATTAAATGCCCCGTATATATACAGAGATCAGAATACCTCATAAAACTCTGGAAGAAAAACGTAAGCACGAAGAAGAACTTGACAAGACTATAAAGGCATTAGGTTATAAAGATAGAGCAGACTGGTACAGGGACATGAAACGCCAGGCTATAAGGCAGGTAGACAAGGGGGAAGGGAAATGAATAAGCCAAGAGAAGCAATGATAAAATATCTATTAAAGGAAACAAGATATACAAGACCAGAACTTGAAGCCTTAAGTGATAAGAAATTAGAAAAGTGGTATCGAGAAGAGAAGGGAACGAATAGTATATTCTAACAATTTTTAGGCAGTCTTAGGACTGCTTATTATTTTGAGGTGATTATAATGGCAAATGAGAAACTGACAATCAAGCAAGAAAAGTATGTGCAAGGCTTATTTGCCGGGCTCAGCCAGAGGGAAGCATATAAACAGGCATATGATGCTAAGAATATGAAGGATGAAACCATAGACAGGAACGCGTGTGAGCTTGCTAGAAGCAACAAGATTGCAACAAGGATGGAACAGCTTACTAATGAGTTAAAAGCGCGTAATATGGTTACTGTAGAATGGGTAGTAAACAACCTTAAAACTGTAGCTGAAAGATGTATGCAAGCTGAGCCATTGTATGATAAAGAAGGTAATATAGTTGAATATACTTTTCAGGCTAATGGGGCCAATAAGTCGCTAGAGCTTATAGGCAAGCACCTGGGCATGTTTACAGACAAGATAGAATCAGTCAACCTGAACCTAAACACAGAAGTCTCAGGCGAAACGGACGCAGATCGTATAAAATCCCTGGTAAAGCTGATGAGTGATGAGCAGAGGAAGGAATATTTCGGGGAGTAAAAATATTTGCAAATACCCTTTCAAAAGCATTGACATGTACGGTACATTGCGGTACAATAGAATTAAGAAAACAAATTGAAAGGGGATTATTAAAATGAGAACACCAGAACAAATTGCAAAAGATATTTTTAACGGAGATACGAAAGCTAATTCAGAACTTGAAAAAATGTTTGGCAAATCGTTTGACGAAATGACAATAGCAGAAAGAAGATTAGGCGTAACTTGTCTATCTGCATTTGAAACTCAATGGAATGAGAGGGCGAATTAAATGCCCTCTTCTAAATTAGGTCAAGCAAGCATTACAATAAGATGCACAGCAGAACAAAAGAAAGCGATAACAAAGAAGTGGAAAGAAGCTGGGTTTGATTCAGAGGCGCAGTATATACGGTTTGTAGCTCTTAATGCAAAGATAGAAGTAAAGATAGAAGTAAAGATAGAGGGGGAGAAGGGATGAAGTGCTTAGATTGCAAATATGTAGAAATAAATGAACACGGGGTTAATGGGTTTATCGGAGAAACAATAATAACATGCAGAATATGCAATGAAATAGATGGGGAAATGGAAGAATGTGAAGATTTTGATAGCAGCAAATAAAGCTGCTTTTCTTCTATATAAATAATAAGCTAATATATGCTGAGGTAATCCGGCACAATGTCGGTAGTACGGTGTGGGTGGAACGAGAAGTACAATCGTTGGTAGGCATATTTAGCTAATATATACGGAGGGGTGAATATGACCAACTACGAAAAGATCAAGTCAATGACAGTTGACAAAATGGCAGATTTTATAGAAGGGTTGCAAAGCGACAATGACGCAAGCGGATATATAGGATGCCCACATTGCTCTGCATATGGGACACACCACGCGGATAAAAGTTATATCGGAACAGCACACGAACATCTATATGAATGCAAAGATTGCGAGTTTGAAAATGGGTTGGTTCAGTGGCTACAGCGTGAGGTATTATAGGAGGGGTAATATGAAGGTAGAATTTGAAGTAGAAAGCAAAGGACAAATAAGCGACGGATATCATACATTTGATGAATTATACCATCACAGAATGATGTTGTTTGCTGTAATATGCCAAACCTATAGAAATAAATCTTGGAGATCACTAAAGCATCACGACGGCACTATGTACGATGATTATTTCATAGTTGGAATTACAACAGCAGAGGGCGATTATAGTTATCATTACCATATTGATAATTGGGATTACTTCTGGGGAGTTAAACAGCTTGACAATGCACCTGAGTGGGATGGACATAAACCGGAAGATATAGGCAGATTACTAAGTTTATTAAAGTAAGTCGGTGATATTATAGGAGGGGTATAGATGGAGTGTCCTAAATGTGGTAACAAGATTGATTATTCATTCATGAACAAATGCGACTGTGGTTGCGTTTTTATTGTAGCTATTACCGAAAAAGGTTGCGAAATAATAGAACAAAAAGAGAATATCAAATATACTCCATGCGGAACAAATACTATATTATTTAATGGTGATGTATATGAAGTAAGGCATTAGGCTGGTGAACACTATGGCATTAACAAAAGAGCAACTATCAGAGCTACGGCGGCTGATGGAGAAGCAGAGACTTGAAAACTGCAAGATCGAATATGCAAAATACGTTGAATATGTACATGAAGGAAGATGGCTTTTAGGTAAGCATCTTCTTTTTATTTGTGAAGAAATAGAAAGACTTCTGAGCAACCGAACGCAGGAGGAAATACTTATAATCAGTATGCCTCCACAACACGGTAAATCTATGTGTGTCACTGAGACATTGCCAAGTTGGTTTTTAGGTAATTATCCCGATAAGAGGGTGATCGAGGTATCATACGGGGATGATTTGGCAAGGCGGTTCGGAAGGGCTAATAAGCGTAAAATAGAGCAGTTCGGAAAACAGATATTCAATATCAACATATCAAACGACAGCCGATCCGATACTGAATTTAGTATAGCAGGGCGGCAAGGCTCCATGATAAGCCGGGGCATAATGGCAGGAATAACCGGACAGCCTGGTGACTTGATAATAATTGACGATCCTATCAAAAACAGGCAGGAGGCTGACAGCGAAACATACCGGGACAGAATGTGGGAAGAATGGCTGAACTCTATAAATACAAGGCGTTCAGCGACATGTAAAGTCATATTGATACAAACACGATGGCATGAGGATGATTTGGCAGGGCGGTTAATAAGGAATATGCCGAACAAATGCAAAGTTATCAACCTGCCGTGCGAAGCAGAAGAAGCCGACATATTGAGCCGCAAAGTTGGAGACGCATTATTCCCAGAGATAGGCAAAGATAATGTATGGCTGCAAGAGTTCAAGCAATCCTACATGACAGAAGAGGGTAATAGAGCATGGCTGGCGTTGTTCCAGGGCAGGCCTACGGCACAGGAGGGCAATATGATTAAGCGGTCATGGTGGAAATGGTACAAAGAACTGCCATACATTCCAATGAAGATAATCAGCGTTGATGCCACATTCAAGGACAACGATAAAAATGACTTTGTGTCTATCCAAGTATGGGGGAAGTCGCAGGCTAACATGTATCTGCTTGACAGGACAAAAGCAAGAATGGACTTCCCAACGACGATACAGGCTATTAAGACGATGAAAGCAAAGCATAAGGATGCAATAGCAATATACATTGAGGATAAAGCCAACGGCAGCGCAATAATTCAAGTATTGCGTACTGAAATAGGCGGAGTTATAGCAGTGGAACCCTATGGAGGGAAAGAGGCTCGAGTATCGGCCGTCTCACCTCAGATAGAAGCTGGCAATGTATTCCTTCCAGAGTTGCAACCGTGGATACATGACTTTGTGGAAGAATGTTCAGCATTTCCTAATGGAGCGCATGATGACGATGTGGACTGCATGTCCCAAGCTATTAATAAGTTGAAGGATATGCCAGCGGATTTATCTACCGGTAAAATACGTGATCCATTCTTAGACAGGGAACCGGAAGAAACTTTAATTATCGATACATCATACATCAACTATTAAGGAGGATATATGAATACAGCAATAACACTAGCGGCCTGCATGGCTGCTTTTTTAATGGGTATGTGGGCTTACCAGAAAGGCTTTAGAGACGGTCTAGCAGTGAACAAGGGTAAAGACATTACCCCTATAATTACAAACCCTGTAACAGCCGTTAAACAAGCCGTAGACATGACAGAGGCTAACAAGGCACAGATGCAAATGGAGGCAATGATGAATGAGGGAATTAATAATCTTATGACATACACAGGGGAAAAGAAGAGGATTGACCCTAGAGACTAACGGGAGGTGATGAAATGGCAAAGAATTACATGAACGAAATACAGGAAGATTATCAGTTATATAATGAAGGAATAGACTATAAAACTCGTATTGATCTGTTTACCAATGTGGATAAGGCAAATAGGTTCTACTCAGATCATCAATGGGACGGTGTTAAAAGTTTCGGACTTCCTACCCCTCAGTTTAACATCATAAAAAGAGTAGGCAACTATAAAATATCTTCCATGATGGCTAACAGCATAAAGATATTGTACAGCATCGAGAGAGGCACACCAGAGCAACAACAGGAAGTTGAAAAGCTCAACAAGTATGTAGAAACACTGTGGGAAAAGCTCAAAATGGAGACAAGTTGTGAGAATGTGCTGAAAGATGGGTTTATCCAAGGTGATGGTGGCACATATCATTATTGGGATGAGTTGTATGACACCAAGGAAAAGTATGGGGAGGAAACCATTAAGGGTAACATATGCAAAGAGGAAATAGACAATGTGTGCATATTCCCAGGCGACTGCAACAATCCCATAATCAATACCGCAGACAGACCAATACAGCCATATATGTTGATAGTATTCCGGCGAGTGGTCAAGAATATAAAGGAAGAAGCTAAGAGCAACAAAGTACCGGAACATGAGATTAATATGATAGCTCCCGATGAAGAGACATATTATACAGCTGGTGACCGTGGTAAGGTTGAGCTTGACGAAAACAACCGCGATGATATGGGGAAAGCCAATGTTATATTGAAGATGTGGCCTAACCCTAAAACTGGGACAATATGGTGTAGGAAGTCTACAAAGCATGTCGTTATAAAAAAGGATTGGGACACTGGATTGAAGCTGTACCCCATAGCAATGATGAACTGGGAGCCTGTTAAGAATAGTTTCCATGGCATGAGCGAAGTTACAGCAATGATACCTAACCAGATATATATAAACAAGTCGGCAGCTATGATAATGCTGGCAACAATGTATGTATCATATCCCAAGTTACTCTACGACAAAACAAGGATAGCACAGCCTAGTAATCAGATAGGTGTAGCAATCGGAGTTGATGGAGAGACATCGGGAGCAGCACAGTATCTTAATCCAGGACAGATAAGCAATGACGTTTACAAATGGTTTGAGATGGTAATTCAGTACACCAAGGATATGATGGGAGCCAATGAGACAGCCTTAGGCGATACTTCTGTGACCAAGACCGCTTCCGGTATCATTGCATTACAGGAGGCCGCAGCAGTCCCCCTAGAATCGATTCAGAGGCGTTTTTACCAGTACGTTGAGGATATAGCATTAATATGGATGGACTTTTTCACAAGCAAATACAATCTTCCCCGGACTATAACCTATATGGATAAAGGACAGGAAGTTAATGACCAACTTGACATGAGTATCCTTAAAGATGCTAAGTTTAATGTCAAAGTTGATGTTGGACCGAGTAGTAGATGGAGTGAAGCTGCAAGCATGGAAACATTGGACAACTTACTCGATAAGCAGTTGATAAGCGATATAGAATACTTTGAGAGGTTACCAGATGGATTTATTAAGGACAAGCAGGGATTGATTGATTCCAGAAAAGCTATGCAGGAGCAAGAAGCGCAGGCAGCAGCACAGCAGCCGGAACAACCTATACAACCGCAGATGCCTAGTATGGATGAGGTGCTAGCAGAAATGTCACCTGAGGAATTAGCAGCGATAGAAGCAGACCCTACATTATTAAATGAATTTATGGGAGGTATGCAAAATGGCAGTTAAAAAAATAAGGAAACCCGTAGCAAAACCTATTATGGACCCAAAAGGGATAAAACCCGAGGTTATAGGCAGGCCGGTTATGCCTGGAAAGAAAATGGGTAAGCCAGTAGTAACCCCCGGAAGAGG